ACCAACCTTAGACATCAAAGTTCAAGACTCAGATGAAACAGGTGGTACTTATGGAGACTTGTCTGGTGCAACTTTTACACAAGTTACAACATCTGCTTCAGTGCAAACACTTGAAGTAAACAAAGACGAGTGCAAGAGATTCATAAAAATTGTACAAACAGTAGGTGGTTCATCACCTGTTTTTGTGTATGGAATCTCCCTTGTCGGTGCTAAAAAATACGGTTAAAATATAGCCCCTTAAATGGGGCTTTTTTATTATGGCTTTTACTGAAGACTTAGATTCATTTTTTAATGATTTTAAAGTAGATGTATTTTATGATGGTGTGACATATAAAGGCATCTTAGAAATGCCTGATGAGATCATTGCGGATGATCGTGTCTTAACAACTGATTATGAACTTACAGTAAAGACTACAGATTTAGGTGGGTTACAATTCAATACAGAGATAAAAGTAGATAACATTAAATATAAAGTTAGGAGTGTTAGAAAAATAGACGATGGTAGTTTATCTATAATGTCTTTAATGAAGGTTTGATATGGCTACTAAAAGAGAACAAATATTAGCAAAAGTTAAAACAAATTTAACAGGTACAGTAGGAGTAGGAACTCGCATATTTAGATCAAGAACAAGTGCCTTTGCTCGATCAGAAACACCTAGCCTTGTTATTGAATTTGTTACAGATGAACCAAGAGAAAATAGTGCAACAATTCAAAAATTAGATTGGACATTAAGAGTAAGAATTGTAGTAGTTGTAAGATCAGAAACACCCGATACAACAGCAGATGCAACAGTTGAAAGTTTGCATACAAAAATGGTTACAGATCCTACTTTAGGAGGATTAAGTATAGATGTTAGACCTTCTACAACAACTTTTGATATTTTTGAAGCGGATCAAGTTGCAGGTATAGTAACTTGTGATTTTGAAATAGATTACAGGTCTGATTATAATGATTTATCAATATAAAAAATCATTAATAACTACCCTAACAACCCTTAAGGTTTAATATATGTATATAAATTATTTTTTCATTAGCAACCATTAATAAAGGAGACTCAAATGGCAAAGAACACCAAAAGAAGACTACTTTTAATACAAGCAGAATCAACTTATGGAACAGATCCAAATCCAGAAACAGGAACTTCCTCGGATGGTAAAAACTTATTAGTTGTTACTAATTTAGACATTACACCTCAGTCAAGTGACGTAGTATCAAGAGATGTGATTAGACCAGTATTAGGTGCATCTGAACAAATATTAGCTAACACAAAAGTTGAAATTTCTTTTACTTGTGAATTAACTGGTTCTGGTTCTGCACAACATGAGGTTGCTTTTGCACCAGCCTTGAAAGCTTGCGGTTTTAAAGTGACATCAAGTGGAGATCCTATAGATAAATATACTTATAAGCCAAGTTCACTATCAACTTTAGATTCAATAACAATTCACTATAACACTGATGGAACGCTACATAAGATTTTAGGAGCAAGAGGTAATTGTGAAATTAATTGTGCTGTTGGAGAAATTCCTACAATAACTTTTAATTTTACTGGTCATTATGTTAATCCTACTGAAGTTAGTCCAGCACTACCTTCCACTGATTACAGTGCCGTAAGACAAGCAAGCCCATTAATTTTTAAGAATGGTAATACTAGTAATTTTAAATTACTTGATTATGCAGGTAAATTGCAAAATCTATCATTTGATTTTGGAAACTCTTTAGTATATAGAGAATTAATAACTGATGCTTCAAGTGGTGCTGGTTCTAATACAAAGGAAGTTTTAATAACTGATAGAGCTTCAACTGGAACAGTGTCAATTGAAGCACCTCCTTTAAGTGGCTCAGGAGGTCATGATTTCTTTGATGATGCTCTTGTTGATACTATTAATACTACAGTAGGATTGAAATTCAAACATGGAACAACAGCAGGTAATATAGTTACTTTTTCGAGTGCTAGGGTTGATATTGGAGATGTTAACTACGGAGACTCAGACGGAATAGTAATGCTTGAAATACCATATACATTAATACCAAATGCTTTGAATACAACTACTGATACAACGGATGAATTAGAATTAGTTTTTGAATAGCTATTGACTACTGAGGTACAGTAAAGAAGTATATATATTAATTTATGGCATTTGTTCGTAAAAAGACCAAGGTATTCCCTTGGCCTGTAGAAGTAAAGACACCCTCTGAAATAAATATTGGGGAATTTGAAACAAGTAAATTTATTGCAAAATTTAGACGTTTATCTAGGACTGAATTAAATAACTTTGATGAAGAAAGTGAATTTAAAGCTTTACAAAAAGTATTGGTTGGTTGGGACGATTTAAACGAAGAGGATGGTACTCCTATTGAATTTAATAAAAAAGAATTAGAATCTTTTGCTGAAGATACTGATTTTGTTGCGGGTGTACTAGAAGCTTTTAAAGACTTTTATAGTAATGCACAAGCGGGAAACTAATTGATGCCACTAAATACTGGGCTTCGGGTGGCAAGCAAGTTATTGATGAAACACAAAAAGATGCAGAAGTTTTTGGTATTCAGATAGAGAAGCAACCAGAGAAAAAGGACGAGTTTGAAGTTTTTGAAGAAAATTGGGATATTGTTATGATGTTTTTAAGGATGAATACACAATGGACTACTTCTTTTGGAGGTGTAGTAGGATTAAGATATGAAGTCTTACTGCTTGCTGGTGGACTATTTGACCTATACAATATAGAAAACCGACAAGAGATGTTAGAAGGTTTACAACTAATGGAAAGTGTTGCTATTAAAGAAATAAATAAGGAAGATAAATAATGGCTAAGTCAGTTGATAAAATTACGCTGTTATTAAAACTAAAGGGTTTTAAAGCTGTTAAGAATCTTGATAAAGATTTTAAAAAATTTACAAGTACAGTCAAATTAACTCCAGTTGAACTAGATAAAGCTATAAAGGGTTTAACAGGATTTAATCAAAATACAAAATTAAGTAAAAACGCATTAGAAGGTCAAATTAGTGCATTAACAAGATTAAAGGATAGTGTTGGCATAAATACAGAAGCATATAAACAATTAAGTGCAGCTTTAAAACTAGCTAAAACTAATTTTGAACAACTTACTGGTGCTCAAAAAAAACAGACCTTAGGAGGAAAACTTAAGGCAGGTTTTAAGGCGGGAAAAGGTGCAGCCTTAACTGGTGCTTTTGCTAGATTTTTACCTCCTTCTGCACAAATAGCGGGAGCTGCGGGTTTTGTAAAAGGAGGAACAGCAGGGGCTATATCAGGAGCAGCCCTTGGTCTTGGTGTTGATGCTGTAGCGGGTGGCGTTCAGTTTGCTAGGCAAGCTGCTATACAAGCATCAGAAGTTAAAAAGTTACAAATTGCTTTGAAAGGTGTAACTAAAGATCAAGAAACATTTGAAGAAGGATTAAGAATTATTGCTAAAACTTCAAAAGATTTGAATGTACCAATAGCAGCATCAACTAAACAATTTACTACTTTATCTGCATCTGTTTTAGGTGCGGGTGGAAATATTGATGATGCAAGAGTTGTTTTTATGGGTGTATCAAATGCAATTAAAGCTACAGGTGGTGATGCAGAAGATGTGCAATCTGCTATAAGAGCGATGAGCCAAATTTTCGGAAAAGGTAAGGTGTCAGCAGAGGAGTTGCAGGGTCAGCTGGGCGAGAGGTTGGCTGGTGCAGTTGTAAAATTTGCACAAGCAAATGGAAGTAGTTTAGAGCAATTACAAAAAGACTTGAGAGATGGAACAGTGGGATTGAAGAAAGTTATTACATTTGCTAAACAGTTAAATATTGATTTTTCTGAGACAGCAAGATTAGTTGCTAATTCGTCAG